AACGCCGCCGAATCTCGAAATACAAGGGCGTGTGCAAGGCTAACCGGCCATGTAATTTGAAGAAACCATGGAAAGCCGAGATCCAGGCTGATAAGCAGAGGATACACATAGGCTATTTCAGGACGGCAAAAGAAGCCGCTCTCGCTTATGACCTCGCGGCAATTAAATACCACGGCGAGTTTGCCCGCCTTAATTTTATGCGCCGGTGCAAAGTTTGTGGTTGCACAAACGACAATGCCTGCCTTGACGAAAAGACCGGCGAGCCTTGTCACTGGGTAGAGCCTGATTTGTGTTCGAATTGCCATGAAAATTTAATCACGAAGAGTGTTGCGTAAATGGCCAAGCCCAAAAGAAAAAAACTCAAAGCCATAGAATTATTTGCCGGCGCCGGTGGGATGGCACTGGGACTCCAGCAATCGGGTATCGATGTGGTCGGACTTGTCGAGATGAACGAATCCTGTCTTCATACTCTTGGAGCAAATCAAAAAAAAGCGTTCCCTAAAGCGGAAATCATCAAGGCGGACATATCGAAAATATCGGGCAGATGGCTTTTGGGAAGGACCGGAATCAAAAAAGGGAAGCTCGATTTATTGAGCGGCGGGCCGCCCTGCCAGGGTTTCAGTATTGCGAACAATAATCGCTCGATAGACGATCCCCGCTCGAAGCTGATGTGGCATTTTATCAGGCTGGTAGGCGAAATGAAGCCCCGTTATTTCGTAATCGAAAACGTACCCGGCCTGCTGCATAGTTTCAAAGACTTTTTTGTCATACTGTTGGAGTCGCTCGAAGGCAAAGGTTATACGGTTCGATTCAATATGCTCGACGCTTGCAGCTATGGCGTTCCACAGCGAAGGTTAAGGGTATTAATCGATGGGGCGAGAAATGACTTGAAGATACTGCCTGCATACCCCGAGCCGACGCATTTCGATCTGGATAAAGACAACGCCATTCCACCCAAAAGTTTAGTGGCGTTGAAATGTTTTTCTGTCAACGGATTCACCAAAGACCAGGTGTTTGACGTCTGGTGGAATACAAAACTCGATATCCTGATGATTAAAAAAACGGCTGCGGAAAATGTAGAACAGGCTGTCAGGATGATACTGATTGAGGGTTTGATGAAACAGGAAGCGCAAAAGAGGGCTTAAATATTCAGGAAAATATTCAGGTTTAAATATGAATCAGCCTAACCTTTTTGAAACAGAACAAAAATGTGACTGCTCCCGGTGCGGGGCTCGGTGCAAAGTCGATCCCGTGGCCGGATCGCAGGCAAAGATGCTCAAGCGAAGCGAGATTCCCAAAGGGCTGTGTATAAGTTGTGCGGTGCATGACTTCCTTCGCAATACGTATCCGGTGAATCTTCTATTGGCCCAGTCGGGGCCGCGGGGACTTGCATTGCCACATATACAGGAGCAGTTTGCCGGGATTATGAGATCGAGATTAAGCGATGCGATGCCCGATGAGATCTCATGGCAGGCTATAATTGATAACTGGGATCTGCCGTTCCCGACAAAACTAAAATCATCGGCCGTCAATCCGGTAAACCAGGCTGAGCTGGACCGGGCGGCTAAAGAAGGCGTTCCTGTTTACGGGTCGGGCGACAAATTTCGTTCAAAAGAAGAGCAGATCGAAGAGCAGAAGTGTAAAGCAAAAGAAGCCATTCGCAAGATATTTCCGGATGGTGAGATTGTAATCGAATGAAGATTTTTAAGCAAATCATCGCTACCGGGCATGAGTGGAAGCCGTGCATTCATTGCGGTAAGCGGTTCGTGATCGGTGAGATCTTAACGGCCATATCGGACGATTCCGGCCATGATTGTCGCTGTTGGTACTGTGCCGAATGTTTCGAGCGGTTCTGGTTTGCCCCGCTGCCGGTTCCCGTTCCTGCGGAGGATGAGGATTTTTGCATGGTTGTAATAAAGGCCGGCAAAGCACAGGTTTGTCCGAAGCCAAAGACACAGGCAGAATACTTGGTAAGAAAAACAGTTTCAGGATTCTCCGAAATAATAATGCGTTAAAAGAGCAAGGAAGCATGGGAGCATACAGAGGAAACGCGGACGTGGTTATGGCGGATGCTGAAAGGATCGTCGAACGGCTTGAAACTACCGACGTAGCCTTAACCACACTAATGCGAGAATATAATTGCGCGTACCCGACGATAATGAGGGCCATCTATTCGCGAATGCCGAAGGAGCAATACAGGCAAATCGCTGTACGCAAAATCGTGAAGGGCGCCGAGTCCACGCAATTCAAAAAGGGACACGAGACGTGGAATAAGAACATGAAAGGTCTACGCCCTTCACCGGCAACCGAGTTTCGCAAAGGCCACCTGCCGGCAAATTGTCAGGAAGTCGGAACCATCCTTGTCTGTAAAAGCAAAACCGGCAATCCGTATCGTAGAATCAAAATCTCCGGCAGTGCCCAGGGAAAACATCAATGGATTTCATACGCAAAATATCTATGGGAGCAGGCGCACGGCAATGTACCGTCAGGCAAGCTGGTGGCTCATGCCAACGGCGATTCGATGGACGACGGGCCGGAGAACCTGATACTGGTTGACCGCGGCGGGCTTATTAACCTGATGAGAAAAAACAATCCAGGCCACAGGAAAAAGGCAATACGCAATCTCAAAAAGACCTGCAGGCGACGCCGAGCAGAGCGGGCGAAAAAGCAGCAATTTCAGCTTAAACTTAAAAAGAGAATCGAAAAGCAAGCAGCCGAGGACCGCGGGCACCGGGAGATCGCAGAGGCAGAGATAATCAAACTGAGAGGTCCGGTTATTTCATGGTACGAGTGTAGGGGTTGCGGCTATGAAATGTCGCCGCCTAAACCGCCCTGCCCCAAATGCGGGCACCTGGTTTTTGAGAAAATAGAGCAACCTATAGAGTACGCGAGACGTCATGCGGCAGTGAACGAATAAGCAGGGAAGCTAAAATGAGTCTGACATTAAATGAGAGTGACTTAGAAACAATTATCGTCGACAACTATTGGAAAATATTCCACGAAGACGAGGACCCGCCTTTGTACATACACATTGAAAGGCAAGTTTCGCTTAATCCATATGGAACGGCTGATGTAATAGTCTTTTACACAGATGAAGAGTGGGATTTAAAACCTGACTTTATGGGAACTCCTCCAGAGGCAACAGAAAATGATTATTGTTTTTGGAACCACGTACATATCCATGTAATAGAGTTAAAGATAAACACATTAAAAGAGCAAGATTTGTCTCAGCTTTGCCGATATAAGACTGCCATCGAAAGATCAATAATTGGCAAATGGATGAAGTATCATTATTACGGTGCATATCGAGAAGTTGACTATATCGGTCCCGTATCGCCCACACTTAGAAATGCAGATTTAGAGTGTAGATATTCACTTGTAGGCCAAAAACCAAAAGACGTAGACTACCCAATTGGAAGCAATGGTGATTTAGTATATTTATATCAGGCAATGACTGGTCCTGATTCTTCCTTTGAATTAGACATATGGCTATTCGTGTTTGGTTTAACAGGCTTTCAGTTTGACAGAATATGTCATGGCTGGAACAGAGAAAACAGTGAAGGCCCTGAATTGGCTGATAATATTCAGAAACAATTAACAAAAGCACGTCTTGCAAAGTCGGTTATAAAACAAGGAAGTGAGAATGAACGGATTCACGAAGCTCTATAGCGGTATAATCAACAGTAGTATTTGGGAAGAGGACACCGCAACACGAATTGTTTGGATAACATTTTTAGCTATGGCTGACTCAGACGGAAATGTCATAGGCGATCCGCGACGGCTTGCAAAAGCAGCAAACGTCAGCTATAAGGACTATTTATCCGCACTTGAAAAATTGACAAGCCCTGATCTTTTCAGCAAAACGCCAGATAAAGAGGGACGCCGAATAGAACCGATTCAAGGCGGTTGGAATTTAATCAATTATAAAAAATACAGAGAAAAGAGAGGACATAATGTAGCCAGCTTAGAAATGGAGGGATATGTATATTATGTCAACTATGGAGAAAAGGTAAAAATTGGTTTCAGTAAAAATCCGTGGGCCAGGTTAAGTGATTTGAGAGTAGCTATACCTGGTGCGCAGCTTATTTCCACAGAAAAAGGAACACTTCAATTAGAAAAGGATCGGCATTTTCAATTTCGAGAATATCGCTTAGAAGGAGAATGGTTTAGTTATCGTGATGAACTGTTGGATCATATTACAAAGCTGCTTAAATCATCAAAAAAAGGTGTTAGTAGTAGTGACGTAGCTACCCGTAGCTACGAAGAAGCAGAAGCAGAAGCAGAAGCAGAAGCAGATAAAGAAGAAGAACAAAAACATAGTAACGATTTTTCTAATTGTAAGAACTATGATATGGCTAAAGCTCGCGCGTCTTTGTCTATGGATTTGTTATGTTTCGCGGAAGATTTAGACAAATCTCTCAAGCCTAACTCGAAATCACAGAGACAAGCATTGTTGAACCTCATTCAGTGGTTGAAGTTTCAAATCGAAGAAAAACTCCTGAATGAAAGTGTTTGTCAAAAGATTCTCGTAATAGCAAAAGATTCAAAATCAGGACGAGTGCCAATGGCCGTATTCTTTTCCAGACTCGACAAAGAAATCGGCTACCGGGCAAGAGTATTTAAGGAGAAACAAAAATGAGCAAGGATGTACACATTGAAAAAACGATTGAGTCTCTCAGGCAGCGAGAGGGACAGTTGGCAACCGAGTTGTTGGAGGCGAGAAACTGTATCGCTATGTTGGAGCGAGTGTTCGGTGATAGGCCGGATGAAGCCGAAACAAAGGGACTGGTTCCGACAGAGCCAGAGCCAGCAAGAACCAAGAGCAAGAAAAAGACTTCCAAGAAAAAGGCAAAGGCTGTTCACGTCGCCGGGCTGCGCGGGCCTCGCGGCCAGTTTTCCAAATACAAAGGTGTAACGCGGGCCAAGCCGAAGAAAGATGGCACCATAATGTATAAGGCGAATGTCTGGGATGGTAAACGGAAAAAGAATCTCCTGCTTGGCACATTTAATAACGAGCTTCTGGCGGCGGCTGCCGTCCAGGATTACAAAGGCAACAAAGACGAGGCCCGGAAGCTGCGAGCGTTGGGCAGGCCGCAAGAGGACGGCAAGAGTTTGGACGCGGCGAACATGAAAGAGCAGGCCGACAACAATCCAGACCGGCCGACGCACCAAGCCAAGAAGAAAAAGGGTGTTACTGTCTACGTCTGCAAACAATGCGGTCTGGAATACCAGAGCAAAGGCAAGTGTGCTGGTTGCGGCAACTATGATATGCGAGAGGTTAAGAAGGAGGTGGGCTGATGAAGATTGATTTTTTCGTCCCTGGAATAGCAAGGCCGGCCGGTAGTAAGAGTGCGTTCTTGAACAAGAAAACCGGCAAGATCAATGTTACTCATGCGAACCCTAAAACGAAAGTCTGGATGGACAGCGTCAAGTGGTTCGCTATGAACGTGGCAAATCGAATGATTCTCCTGGACGAAGCCGTAAGGCTTGAACTCGTGTTTCTCTATGACAGACCGAAAAGCCATTTCGGCACCGGACGAAACGCCGGTTGTCTTAAAAGAACTGCACCATTGTTCTACGAAAAAACAACAACGCCGGATCTGACGAAAGTTTTACGCGGCGTCGAGGATGCTCTGACCGGAATTGTCTGGAAAGACGACTCGCAGGTGGTCCAGCAGGTAAATATAAAACGTTACTGCCGAGGCGATGAAAAGCATGGCGTATTGATAACAGTTACTACTATGTCCGAGGTTGCAGATGACTTACACATTCAGGCCGATAGACAACTGGCCGAGACAAAAAAACAGCAGACCGCAGAGCTCGCGTTTTCGGAGTCGCTATAGCGATACTCTTGATATAAATTATTGATTAACTAAAGAAAGGAAAGTGACATTATGGCAAGGAAGAAATCGTCAATGCAAAAAGAAGTTGAGAAGGGTGAACAGATGGATTTGATCAATGTAGGGCCAAAAAACTCTAAAGAGATTATTAAACATGCAAAGCTTTACAGGTCGGCCCTGTCGAGGAGAATTGAGGCGATGGCGGAGGAAGTTGCCCAAAAACATAAACTTCTCGAACTCATTGAAGCCGAGCACCTGCAACGGCTTGATGACGGCAAAATCAAATTCAAGCTCGATAGTTATACGATTACCGTAACGCCACGGGATGAATTGGTGAAAATCAAAGAAGATGGTGACGCAGAAGCAGCGTAGAAAGGAGGCAGCCTATGATGTATTAAAAATATGATGTTAGGTTTACCCGTTGGCGGCGGGTACGGCTATAAACAGTTTACTGCTTGTTCAACGACCGGCTTGTTGCCGGATAGTACCCGCTGCCTGTTTTTGAAACGAAACTTTTAAGGAGAAAAGAAATGCTTGCAGAAATGAATCAGAGTTTTGGTGGAATGGATATCACTGTTACGCCAATGATGATGGCAATGGCCGTGCCGATCGCTCTGGCCGTCGAGTTCATCAAGGCGATTATCGGGAAATGGAAGATTATCACGCCGGAGATTAAGAAGCCGCTGTTCCCCTTGCTCGGTATCGGGCTTGCACTGATGTCTTTTGCATTGGCGGGGATCGAGAACTGGCTATTGGCAGGCGTTCTCATCGGGCTGTCGGCCGGCGGCGGCTACGATCTGTTCAAGGGTATGGCACGGGTCGGCAATGGAAAGGCGGCGGCAACTGCAATTCCGCCGGCGTCTTTATCTATGTTGCTGCTTCTGTGTGCGATGCTGCTTACGTCCGGCTGCATGTCGCAGCAGAACCCACGAGCGGACTTAGTTGCCTCACAAAAGATATTCGTGGCAACCGTGGACTCGCTAACAGTTTTAATCGAGGCCGATAAGTTCACGTCAGAGGAAGTAAACCAGATAGTCCTGTTGGCAAGTATAGGGCGGGATTACCTTGGCCAGTGGGAAATCGAGGTTAAAGCAGGCCGTGACGGCCCGAACATCGTTCAGTCTTTTCGGGTTGTGCTAAACAAGCTAATTGAATACCAGTTACAGAAAGAAGGTGACATGTTATGAACCCGGAAGCAATCCTGCTAATATTACAGCTAACGAACATCGGCCTTGGCATTCTCGCGGAAATCGAGGCCCTGATGAAGCGGGTCCTGGCCGGCGAAATAATTACCGATGCCGAGATCGAAGAGGGGTTCAATCGCGTGGAAGAATCCCTTGCCCGGTTGAATGCGGCAAAGAAAAAAGAGACGTAATTTTGTAGTTGCCGGCCTCCGTTCCAAGCCGGGCGGGGGTCGGCTTTGAAAGGAAGGAAACCATTAAATGTCAAAGCACCCTACAACAAAGGCATGGAGATTGTTAATGGAGATTAGAATCAACAACAAACACGATCCCGAGCTTATTTCGTTTTACGGATTCAGCTTCGGCAAATTTTTGCAATTCGCGGAGTTTATAAGATTCGAGAGGGCCAATAACAAAGGCTTAATCGAGGAAATAGCAACGGAGCTGCATCTGTCATGCCATTGGGCGATTGACTGGAAGAACAAAACCATATCGTTGCTGGACCTGACCTGGGAGCAGATATTTATGCTCAATTCGATTTTGTTGCTGGATGATAACAGGAATTGTTTTGTCTGGATTCACAAAGCGATCGAAAGGGCCGTCAATATGGCAATGAGTGCGAAAGGCGGCGTTAAAAGGGAAGTGCTTCTTGGAAAATTCTAAAGGAGATAAAATGTTCACGTTAAACGGGTACAAAATAGTGTTCAGACGGCGATGGCAGAACAAGTGTACTGACTTCAACGGGAAATATTTACTTGGTGACGGTCGCTACGATACGGTCTGCGAGATTTACACCCGAGACAAGACCATGGTTGGCAAAGGTTTTGAGCCTGTCTTTCAGAAAAACCCGAGTTTCACAGGCATAGCCAAACTCCATCCTAACGATCGGCCCGACAAGATCGTTGGCAAGAAGATTGCTCTGCGGAACGCTCTTGGTAGTCGTAAGTTTTCTGGAGATCCCGAACCAGCTTACAACTGCGTTGATTTCTACTGCAAGGCTGTGCGTTCCGTTATCTGGGCGGCGTTCTCGAACTGGGTGTCTCAGTGGCCTCATCAAGTAGCACCTAAACCTATTGTATAGAAACCACGATAAATGAATCACACGCAAAAGACGTACACGGCAGAGGATATGCTGGCGGCCAGGCTCCAGGGCAGGAAAGAGGCGGAGGATTGTCTGGAGAGGCGAATAGAGAATATATGCCGATCAAATCATCAGTTACTTAGAGAGATCATGCGGCTTGACGAATCAGAGCCGGTGGCGGGTGTTGTGATTTCATACAAACTTTGTGAAGGGATTGTTAAAAAGCTCAGGAGAAGTAACAAGTTTGATGGGCACGCACAGTTAATCAAAACTTGTATGTATAGGGCGGATAGGGATATTTTGAAAAGGTGGTCTGGACTTTTGAATAAGGTTAAAAATGATGTTTAGAAACAGAAAATAGAGAAAGAAAGGAATCAGTATTATGAAAATCGAGATTACATTTACAGAACCGTTGTTAGGGACGCTTTCGGGCAATAAAGAGATTGCCGAGGAGTTCATCAATTCAAAGCATCCCGAAGGCCATTCCGAGGAAGAATCAGAGATGCACCCGGACGAAGAGTTGGAGAAATCCAGCACCATTTTTGCCAGAGACGGTGACAAGTTGATGCTATGGGACTACCAGTTCAAAGGCTTCTTGAAAGAGGCTTGCGAACAGATGATAAGCTCCGACACGATGACCAAAGAGGAGCAAAAGAAATATCGACTGACCGGGTATCTTTACAAAAGGACAATCGACAAACAGATATTTGTCATGCCCCGAAAGATACATCTTATCTTGCCGGAAGGGACCAAGACTGAGTTTGTCGAACGTCCCCTGAGGGGCCAGACTATGCGCGGCGAACGGATATGTCTTGCACGTTCCGAATCCGTACCGGCGGGAACGAAGGTAAATATCGAAATAGTATGCCTCAATGAAAAACTCGAAAAGTTCATCCCTCAATGGCTCACTTACGGAGCCTTATTGGGCATGGGCCAGTGGCGAACATCAGGTATGGGCCGGTTCGAGTGGGCCGAATTGAAAAGTGAATAGCGACGGCAAGGTGCATCTCGGCACAGCTACGCACAGATACGCACAGCGACGGCGAAAACGCAGAGGCGAAGCTGGGCGAAGCAGGGTGTGGCTATGGCAAAGCGCGGCAGCGTACCGCTGGGGCTAAGCGTGGCAGCGTGGATCTTTGCACGGCAAGGGCGAAGCAGGGCATCGCGGGGCAGGGCGGTGGCACAGCCAAGCACGGTTTCGTACGGCGAAGGCTAAGCACCCCCAGGCACCGCAGCGGCGGCAAAGGCAATGCGTTGCATTGCTTGGTAAAGCGGAGCAAAGGCACAGCGCGACTCTGTTATGTATAGCAAAGGCAATGCTCCGCGTTGCGATGCGCAGCAATGGCGAGGCAGGGCCACGCGGCGCGGCGCAGAGGCAAAGCCTGGCAAAGCAGTGCGAAGCAATGGCATGGCAATGCGAAGCCTACCGTGGCGAAGCATAGCAAAGGCAAAGCAAAGTTTATTTGGTTGAGGTTGAGAATGCAAGAACTACTGGAATATCTCGGCGGGGTTTACGGTTGGTGTTGGTTTAGGCTTTATGAATATAAAGTCCGCTATGTAGAAGGTTGGGCGTTTCATGAACGGGTACCGATACGTGACTACGCTTACACTTTTAAGTATTGGCCGGCAGCGGATAATAAGTTTTACCCCTGGATTTTATCTCGAAGGCCGATTATAATACTTGCCGGTTATATGAGCAGAAATCGGGGGCTGCATTGGGATAGAAAGAGAAGGTGAAAAATGCGCGGAATCAAACAAGCTTTTGGCAACTGGAGAAAACAAAGGGCTCTCAATCGAATACGCCGAGAGCTGTTATTTTGGGGCTTAGACACATCCGACTTGTCCGACGATGAGATTCATGCCGGGATGACAGAGTTTGCTCGTGTTCTCGGTAGCTTGGGTCTAAGTTGCGACCAAGTCGAAAATGGCTTACGAATTGCTTTTTCATGTTTTAGAAAATGCCAATAACAATCCAGAATGGATTTGAAAGAAGGTGAGTCGTGATACAAAAAGCATTGAATTGGCATAAACCAGATGTTGAATTGCCGCCGGAGGGCAAATATGTGTTAGTTCGTCACGGTCAAGGCAACTGGCACGATGAAACAGATCAGGATAATGTAAATTGCGTAATAGCTAAAATGATTCACGGCATTTCTTTGGAAGCAAGAGCATCGTTGCTGGAGGGCGATCACAGGAAAATTACCCATAAGGCTCAAGACGAAGGCTGGAATAATGAAAAAGATTATGCCTGGTTTACATTTGGAGCCTTAGTGTTTTTTGGTCAGGATATTGTTTGCTGGTGTCATATTCCAGAATGAAAGAGAAGGTGAATTGTGAGTAGGCATTACGGTGGGCAATCCAAAGAAAGACGGCAGTTTTTGTATAAAATTGGTATTACGCTCATGATGATAGGTTTTTTGTTCGGCAAGAATACAACAACGGGTATAATTTTGATTGGATTTGGATTATTATTTCAAGCTTTCGATCTTTTTTTAGATTTTCTTATTTTCATGATGCCTCCAATTTAACCTCAGCAATTCAAGTAAAATCACTTCAACAGCCGTTATTCTGTGCTGTATGGCAGAGAACGGCGACAATCCGAATGTCAACATCTGTTTGGTCGAGCAGGTAGAGAACCTGGCCGGTCAGGCGATGGGGATCATTCTGCAAATCAAGCCTGAGAACCGTTTCCAGAAAAAGAAAATGGAAAAGTGCATTGATGGCCTCGCAGAATGGCAGACGACAAGGCTGTTCGGCCTGCGGAGGGCGATTGAGTGATGACCGGCAAACATAGACAAATTCTGCAGATGTTGGGCGTTAGGAAATTTACAACCTCTTTGGGCAGGAGATAATTTGTCCAAAGGAGCAAAGATAAGTAAAGGCATTTCAAATGGCAAACAGTAAAACAAAATATAAACAACATGCGGCAGTTAAGAAGCTTACGGCAAATCAACAGAGATTCGTAGATGCTTATGATGGGAACATAAAAAAAACAGCAAAAAAAATAGGATTATCCCACGGTTATTGTCGAACACTGATGACAAAAAATTACATTTTGAAAAAAATCCAAAGTCGGCAAGAGACGGAAATACGGCCTAAAACAATCGCAGATAGACAGGAACGTCAAATCTTTTGGACTGGCGTGCAGAGAAATAAAAAGGTCGATATGCGGGACCGGCTAAGGGCTTCCGAGTTGCTCGGTAAATCCGAGGCCGATTTTACAGAGAATCTATCGCATCATTTCCCGGAGGGTTGCGGCGTTATGATAGTACAGGGTGAAATGAATCCGGAGGACTGGCCGAAGAAGTCTAAACAATACCACGATGAGATTTGCAATGGAAACGGCAACGGAAACAAGAAAAAAACCTAACGTAATATGGCGGGTGCATCCCGGAAGTCAGGAGTTATTTCTAAGCTGCCCGATTTACGAATGCCTATTCGAAGGTACAAGAGGGCCGGGCAAAACAGATGCTCTGCTTATGGACTTCGCCCAATTCGTCGGCCAGGGCTTCGGCACGGACTGGAAAGGAATATTGTTTCGCCGAGAGTACAAAGAGTTCGATGACCTCGTGGAGAAGTCCCGAAAGTGGTTCAAGGCAATATTTCCTGGCGCCAAGTTCCTTGAATCTAAAGGCGATTATCGCTGGGTATTTCCTACAGGAGAAAAGCTGTTTTTCCGGGCAGCTAAAAAGATTGAGGATTACGACAGCTATCACGGCCACGGCTATCCCTGGATCGGATGGGAAGAACTGACAAGCTGGCCTGATGATGAATTATATATTGCCATGATGTCAATCTGCCGTTCTACAAGTCCCGGTATGCCGAGGCACTACAGGTCGACCTGCAATCCGTGGGGAATTGGTCATCATTGGGTAAAGGCAAGATTCATTGAACCCATGCCGCGAGGTATGGTTATCGAAGATGAGCAGGGCAGGGAGCGGGTAGCCATTCACGGCGAGATATGGGAGAATATCCATTTACTCGAAAACGATCCCGGATATCTTAAAAGCCTGCAAGCTCAGAGTGGGGCCAAACGTAAGGCCTGGCTCGAAGGTGACTGGGACATCGTCGCCGGCGGTATGTTTGACGATGTGTGGGACAGCGAAAAGCATATCATTGCGCCCTTTGAGATACCGGCGACGTGGAAGATCGACCGTTCTTTCGACCGGGGCAGCAGCAAGCCCTACTCTGTCGGCTTCTGGGCGGAGTCCGACGGATGCGATGTCAGGCTAAACGATGGCTCGCTTAGGGCAACGCAACGTGGCGACCTATTTCGCATAGCGGAGATTTACGGCTGGACGGGCAAGCCTAACGAGGGCACTCGTGAAATTCCTACTGAAATTGCGAGAAAAATACGTGAATACGAAAGAGCACTCGGCAGAAATGTCAATCCCGGCCCGGCTGATACCGAGATATTCACAGTTGAGAACGGAAATTGTATCGCAAGCGATATGGAGAGAATGGGTATCAGGTGGACAAAGGCAAACAAGTCACCAGGCAGCAGGATTAACGGCTGGGAGATTATCAGGGTGCGTTTAAAAAACTCTATCAGCAGGGAAGGTCCTGGGTTCTATGTGTTCGATACGTGCCGGCAGTTTATACGCACATTCCCCGTCCTTCCGAGAGATAAACGTCAGGCCGATGATGTCGATAGCGCCGCAGAGGACCATTGCCTACACGGCGACACGCTTATTGTAACCTCAAAAGGGAATTTCCCAATAAAAGATTTAGTAGGAACTGAAGGGTTAGTTCTGACGGCGGGTGGCTACTGGACCGAATACAAAAACTGTAAATTAACGAGGAAAAATACAGAAGTTTTTCGCGTTACTTTTGAGGATGATTCATTTATAATATGCACTGATGACCACAAAATATTGACAGCCGAAAACCAATGGAAAGAGGTTAAAGAATGGAAGTCAGAATCATATCAGCAAGCAAACAAGAATTTCAAGGTAAGTCATATTACTTGTGCGGAAACTACTTCCAGAATAAAGGTGTCAGACTTCATCGCAAAGTATGGGAATTTCATCGCGGAGCAATCCCAAAAGGATTTAGTATCCACCATATCGACGGTGACAGAACAAACAACAACATCGACAATCTCGAACTCATTCAACAGAGTAAACATATTCAAAAGCATCACGCTCAGGGCGATTGCAACGAGGATGTATCAAAGGCTCGTGAAGCGGCACGGATATGGCATGGAAGCAAAGAAGGAATCAACTGGCACAAAGAACAATACAATAAACATTGTGCAGCCGCTTTGCGTAAGAAGGTTAGTAAAAACTGCCGGAATTGCGGTAAGGAATTCATTGGGGGCATTCGTTCGCTCTATTGCTCGAATAATTGCAGGTCTGCATATAGACGCAAAACGGGGGCAGATAATATCGAGCGAATATGCGTTGTATGCGGAAAACGCTTTATTGTTAATAAATATTATACAAACAAAACCTGCTCCTGCCGTTGTGGTGGGAAGCTTGGCCGTCAAGCGAGTTGAACAAGCAGGTTTTTCAGACGTTTACTGCTTGGATGCACATCTAACCCATTGCTTTGTCTTAGCTAACGGGACCATTGTTCATAATTGCGGGGATGAAACGCGCTACAGAGTATTGGCCAAAACTTACAGTCTGACCGTAAGACAGGCGAGTTGAAACAGGGAGAAATAAAAAATATGGCTAAGGAAAAA